CCTACATTGCCGTCACTGTCTATTGCAAGTTCAATATTTTTGTCTTCTACTCTTAAGTCCTGTACATCTATGGATGTTGTTGTACCTGCAACAACAAGATTACCATCAATGTTAACATCTCCACCTACATCTAAAGTTTTTGTAGGTGATGCTTTGTAAATTCCAACTCTACTGTTTGTTGCATCTACTTTCAATGCAGATAATTCTGCTGGATTTCTGACTTTGATTTCTACATCTTGTCCAGTTAATTGGTTAGCAATAGTGAATGCATTATTTGTAAATTGTAATTTTGTGTTGTTGTTTAGACCTACTGTCAAACCTGCATTGTTTTGTATTGTTAATGCACCTACAGTTGTATCATCACCATCAGACACAAGATAACTGTCAGCATTTCTTATTGTTCCATTACCGTCAACAAGTGCTTCGGCAACTGTTGCTGTGCCAATGTATTTGTAATCTGTACCGACAGTGTTAAAACCTTTTTTGATTTCACCATTTGGATTAGAACTTGTAACAAGTTCTGTAATTCTACCTGTTGCTACTGGAGTGAACTGTGCATTTGAATGAACACCTACTAAACTGCCTGCAACAAACATTTTGATAACGTGTTGTGTTACGTTTTGTGTATCTAATAAACTTACAACCTCAAAACCTGAAGTGCCTTGTGCATTTGAATAAACTGGGCCAACTAATTTTAAATTTGTACCATCAAAGAAATACAGTTGACTTGTTTCGTTGTTGATCCACATATCTCCAGCAACCATGTTTGGTTGTGTGTTGGATACTGTTGTACCACCTGAAGCAACAAAAGCCGATCCATTGTAAACTTTCAATCTGTTTTCAGTGGTGTCAAACCATAATTGACCTTTTAAAGGATTGATTGGAGCAGTTGCATTAGAAAAGTTTTCTAATAATTGTATAAAGTTTTCATTTAAAACTTCACCAAAACCTGAATAGTTTCTTCCAATAAGTGTTAAGTCACTGGAAGTAGTATCTAATTGACCATCAACTAGATCAACAAGTAAACTACCATCTGTTTTGTTTAATTTATAACTCATTAAATGCCTCCAGTGTAAATTATATAATTCAATGTGATGTAAGGATTCATTACATCCATCTGTTGTCCTATTGTGCCACTTATTCCACCTGAATTAGGTAATTGTTGTGCACCTGTAGTATTTGTTAAATCAGGTCCATCTCTAGTTGTCACTTCATTGTCTGTTGACGCACCTGCAATATTTCTTGAAGCAAAGAATTGATCGCCATTGTTTGCTCTCATGTTGTGTTCGTGATCCGGTAGGTTTTCTTTTGTGATTGTTTTCTTCTCATCACCTGCACCTTGACCTAAATTATCTGCCGCTACCGCTGTAACTCTGTCTGCTGAACCTTGACCTAAACCTGGGTTAGACATATTGTCTTTACCTAATGGGAATCTGCCACGTAAATCAGGTAATTTGAATACAGCAGAACTTGTTGGTGTTCCGTATTGTGTTCCTATTACACCATAAAGTGTGCTGTACACCGCTCTACTTATTTCTGCACCATCACACATTAACCAGTTAGCAGGAGCAGTAGCGCCTGCAAATAAAGTTATTGAACCTACTGGTGGTGTTGGAATAGTGCCGACAATGTTACCAACAGTAGTTTTGAAAATTCCTGATGTGCCTTGTGTTCTGTTAATTATTAATTCATCACTTACTTCACTTGTTGTTGTTAATGTTTGGTTACCAATAAACGAATTGCTTATACTTGTATTAAAAGTTTTAGATGTGCCACCTGTTTGTCCATCAAAAGTGAAACTTGTTGCTGTAACATCACCAGTCATGTTAAATGTTGTTGCTTGAGTTAATTTATTAGATGAACCTGCTGTACCTGATACTGTACCACTTACGTTTCCTGTAAGGTTTCCAACAAAAGTATTTGCATAAACATTTCCGTATTGATTATTTGTAGATCCTAGGTTGTGTATGTTATTTGCAGAAGGTGTAATGTTGTTTGCAGTCAAATTACCTGCAATACTTGTATCATTGCCAACAAATAGTTTTTTAGCAACACCTAAACCACCTTTAACAACAAGAGAACCTGAACCAATATTAGTTGCATCAGTTGTATCATTTGCTGTTACTATTCCATCTGCCGACAAAGTGCCTGCAACATCTAACACAGCAGTTGGATTTGTTTTCATCACACCAACTTGTCCTGCTGAACTTAATCTCATCACAGTAGTTGTTGTGCCTTGATTGTTTAATCTGAAATCTATTTCTTCATCTAGTGTGCCTAATTGGAATATACCTGCTTGTTGTTCAACAAACATTTTAAATGATCCTGCGGCTCCTACTTCTATACCATCATCTGTTTTTATTTTAATTGGAAAATCTGTTAATGAAGTTGTATCTGCTCTTAAAAAATTACCTGCCGCAACTGTTGAACCACTTACAACAAGAGCATCTGCTTTTTCGGCTGTGCCATAAAATTTGCCAATACCGTCGCCTTTTATATTTGCTATACTTAAATTAATTCCTGGACGCAGTTGTGAAAAACCAGGTATTGTAGATTTTGGAGTGAATGAATCTGTTGCGATTATTGCCGCTGTTTGAGCCGCAACTTCTAATTTTATAATTGTGTAATCTAAATCATCAGTCCCTTTGATTGTTGTAGGTGTTGCACCTGTTGTCAATCCTGAACTGTATTGTGGACCTACTAGAATCCAACCTGATCCTGTGAATAGATATAATTGTTGTTGATCTGTATCAACCCATAAATCTCCAGTGATACTTTCTGAAGCACTTGGTTGATTAATTGCTTTTTTAAGTCCGCCTGATGCTACCCATGTTGTACCATCATAAATTTTTAATTGGTTTACACCTGCTGTTGTATCAAACCAAGTTTGACCTTGTATTGGTCTTAATGGAGCCGTGCTGTTAGCAAAATTTTCTAATACGTGTAGAAAATTTTCTGCTATAATTGTACCATATGATGTTGTGTTTTTTCCTGGAAACTGTAAACTAGTTTGACTGTTCACTGTGTTGTCTTCGACAGTGATAGTACCCTTGTTTACTGCATCAGAAAAACTTATGGTATATGACATCTATTACCCCTCGTTAAAACCTGTCAAACTTTGTACTCTAACAGTGTAATCTATTTGCACTAATCTGTTTAAACTTTTTTGTACAGGATGGAAAACCACGTGAGTCAAAAGTTTACCTGTGCCATTTGGCGAATAACTTACTAGTCCTAATTCATCAAACACATATAAACTGTTTGCCTGCGATGCTTGGTCAACTGCATCTTGTCCGTTTGGCTCACCGTAATCTAAAAGACAAGTTACAAGAACATCTGTATAATTTGTTCCATTTACGTGTCTTGTTTCTATTTTGTTTCTTTGAGGATCTAAGTTTGTTACACTTCTATCATCAACTACTTTGCTATATGTTTGATTATACAGACTTGCATTTGTGCCAGTACTGTTAGGAGTAAGATATGTAATAATTCCTGTTGGATCAACACTTGTTCCGCCGTTACCAAACGCCATTGAATTAATAAAACCTTGACCTTGATTAGCAACACTCTCCGCTAAAGCAATACTCATGTTTTCATAATGAATTGCATTGCGTTTATTGACGAAAACAGCGCCTGATTCAGGGTCATGTATCTTAATATGACCTTGTATTAAAACTCCGTTGTTTTCATTAAATTTGCTCATTTATGCTCCAATTTCTATTGTATTTATTGCGGCGGAGCCACTTCTTTTTGACGTATGAATCTTGCGATGTCATTATCCGTCTGACTCAGTGGATCTGTGCCTTCTTGCCAAATTTTACCTTGTTTACGTATCACCACAATTTTGGCATTTGCGGCTGGTGTATTAGTAAATGTTATCACAGGATTAACACCATCTACTGTGAATTCTGCTGACACAGTGTCATCTGCTTCAGGACTGTCCTGTCCGTTTGCTGGATTGTACTGTGAAATACTGTTTTTACGCATTCTCTTACCGCCAACAAATAATTCAAATTGATCAGCATTTGTTGGAGTGAACGAAATAGTTAATTGGTTATTTGACACATCTGCGCCTGTGTAAACTTCAGATATAAACTCATCTTTATAAGGAACTGTCTGGAATCCACTTTGATCATGAACTTCTGTGTCAGCAAAGTGTTGAGTTGGTACTCCTGTGCCATATGTACCTCTTCTTAATTGCTGTAATTTGTTACCATCCTTGATCCAATATTCAATTCTTTCACCATCTATGAAAACAATGCCAGGTAAACTTGCAGTGATATTTGGTTCTGTGATTCCTGTTGCGTCTTTTAGAACAATTTCTTTATCATACCAGTACAATGTGTTTGCAAGGAAGTATTGTCTATCATTTCCTATGCGTTTGAAGTGTGTTCTATTCATCATGTCTTTGAACTGTCTGTATGCAAATTTGCCAATGAAACTTGGTGCAGAGAAATGCATCACATCTATTTGATCATTTTGACTTACAGTTCTAGAAATCAGCACCCTCATTTGATCATTTGACACAGTGTAGTCCACACTTGGTGCTAACCATTCTCCGTTCAATGACACCCAAACATATTGAGCATCAACTGCCGGCTTACGTAGATAGATTACACCGTTTGTCAATTGATTGTATTGATAATAATCGTCGCTGTTCACTGTAATTGATAATCTAGCAATGACATCTGCCTGTTCTCTTTCAATGTCTGCTATGTCATGTTTACTGAACTGATAAGCAGTAACTTTGGTATTCTGTGTTGGTGCATTTGTTAAAGTCAACACACCTGCATCTGATACAGAGTATTCTCCATTGTCTATAAACACATCTAAGATGTCGCCAGCAACACCTACACCTGACTCTAGTGTTACACTAGAATTTCCTGGATTCCATCTGTACTGTGAACTTGTCATTTCAACATCATTTAAAAAGGCTCTTACATCAGTTGAATTGATACTGCCCGGCACTATTTGCCAATTTTCAATTTCATATTCTCTTAATGCTGAAACTTTAAATTGTTTGTACCAACCACTTCTCAACATACTGTCTCCAACTTTAACAATTACATTAGTTGTCAAAGGCTGTTGTGCAAAAGGTGTTGGCGATAATTGATACGTTGCTGTGCTTCCATCACCAGTGAATTCATTTTGTGTAACTTCACTGAATGATTGACTTGCACTTTCATACACACAAATACTGATAACAGCATCTATCGACGGCGCTGTGTTAAATCTAATTGCTACTCTGTTTGGTACAGCAAATGAACTGTCTGTTTCTAACACTTGATAATTCACTCTCTGACCGTTTACTCTAACAAATACAGAAATTTTGCCTGCTGTGTATTTTGCTCTTGTAACAAAATCAACTGTAGAACCATCACCAGTGAATGTGTCTACATCTAAAACAGATTCACCATTGTTGCCCATTGTTATAAAATTAATCTTGTCACCATTTGCAGGTGCACTGTTTAATACTATTTTTTTGTTCTGGTAATCAACTGTGAATAAATTGCTGTTGTACAATATGTTATTAACAGAAACAAATACAGCATCAGCACTTTGCGGATAATCTGTGTAAGCAAATTCTGTGGTAGTTCCATCACCTATGTAATTGTAACTGTTAATTTTACTTCCAGTATTAGAACCTCTATCATAAACTTGAATGTCTAGTGTGTCTAAAACTTGTCCTGGTACAAATTCTTCAGGTCCATGCGATGATGTTGGAGTTACAAATCCATCTCCATCAACATTAATATCCTCAGCACTTAAACCTTGTGCTGTAGAGTATGCTAAATCACCACCTTGTAAAAGTGTATCAACTTCTTTTGGATCAGGTAAGAAAGAACCATCACTTGATGATTTTCTTATTATTATTGTGTCATTGCCTGTTTCAACAGCACTGATATCAACAGTTTTTGTAGAGCCGTCACCAATGATTGTTTCCATTACAGCATTAACATTTGTCTGTTGTGGTGTTCCAAAATTTGGATCATCAACTCTTACACCATTTCTGTATACATTGTATTGTACATTGGCTTCTAATGTTTTAGAAAGTGTTAATGATAATGTACTTTGATCCAGATAGAAAACTTCGTCTTCATAACTTTCATCATACGTGTCCCACTCACCATCCATAAACGGTTGGTTGTCCCAGCCTGATTTATTTTCAAATCCTATACTACGTACTTCTACTCCACCATAGTCTATACCTTCAATAACCTGTGCAAGTTCCTTGCCTGGCATTCCAGCAGTTGGAGAGTAATATAAATTCACCCTATCTTGTGTTTGTAACACATCTTGGTCAATCAAATATTCTACAGATATATTTGCGTTGTTTGCCGGAGGTAAAGTGAATGAAACATAACCACAATTTCTTGTGTACGATTTAGTTTCATCTACATCATTATTAAAAGTGTATTCGCTTCTTAATTTTAATTGATTGTTTACTTTTACTTTGACAGTTGTTGTACGTAAATCCATTGGCCATTTCAATTTGAATTTCAATTGACTTGCGTTGCCTGAGAATGTTTCTGTTCTTGTTAAATTAGCAAGTAAAAGATCTCCAGTTGTTCTGTCAAATTTTACACCAATGTGGGTTGATCTAACAAGGCTATCACCTAAAACTGCATTGGCTTCAGCAACTGTGCCTGTAGTTGATCCTAAAATGTTAACTGTTGGAGCACCAATGTATCCACTTCCACTATTTGTTACATTTATTCTGTTTATTGTTCCATTTTTAATATATGCTGTTGCTGTGGCTCCAGAGCCTCCGCCACCAACTATTTCTATTGTAGGTGCGTTTTTGTAAAGTGTTCCACCTTGTTTTATATTAATAGACTTGATTGAAAAACCTACATTGTCTTTCCAATGTTTGTTTGGATAAGTGTTTATGTTGTCTGCATTTACTAATGCATTGTTTTCTACCCTAATATTTGAAGGAGTAATTACTCCATTGATATATCTTGGCGGTAAATCAAAATCTGTTAAAGAAGTATTAGTAGGTTCAATTTTATCATAAGAACTTACATATTCTCTAATTTTAGATTTGTATGGTTTTATTTCTTTAATGTAGTCTTCATAGTTGGATAGATTATCATTTTTAAATGTGACTTTTTGTTTCAAGTCACCTACATTGTGTTGTGCTGTAACAAAACTTGTTTTGAAGACCCAATCATTTAGAGTATCTTCTGATAAAGCATATCTAATACTTGCAAAGAACAATTTGTTGTATTCTAATTTTAATTCTTCAACAAATATGCTGTCCCTTACAGTTTGTAAAATAATTCTTGTTTCTTCAATAGGCTGTCTATCATAAAGTTGAACGTCAAAACTATTTGAATCGAAACCTATATTTTGATTTGCGTAATCATATAATTTTGTGTTAAATTGTATTGTTCCATTCTGTCTTCCCACAGTTTTGTAATTTACTGTGTAGTCAACATCCTCTTTATTATCTACTTTTTCTAATAGTAACCAGCCACCTGTGCCCACAGTTTCAATTTTTACTATGTCGCCTATATCACACTCGATTGCGTCTAATTCATAAGTTTGTGAAACTTTTTTATCAATGGCAGTAAGTTCACTGTATCCTGTGTCATACCAATCAGCATAATTCCAGTACAATCCAACATTGTAACTTTGTATTCTTGTACGTGTCCAACCCTCTGTTGTGTAAGAGTATATTGCCCATTTGCCTGTGACTGTGCTGTCTGCATTTACTAAAGCACTGAAATCACGCACAGTGATTGTGTCTATTGACTTGTAATTACTACCTTGTTCACGTACAACAGCATTTGACACTGAACCATTTACATCTATTGATAATTCTATTACTGCACCTGATCCTGTTGTTGTGTTTATTGTTATTGTTGGTTTAAATTTATAACCTTTACCTGCGTCTGAAACAAATACAGATTTAATTTTTCCGTCTTCAATTGTTGGAACTAGAGTTGCTGTTTTTACTGTACCAACACCAACAAATTGTAAATCTTTTTCTGTGTCAACTGTAACATCGTACAAACCTGTTGCTGTTAAAGGTGCTGGATCAGATTTTGTTAAACTGGATAAGTCTACTTCATCTACAATTAAGTTAGAAATTAATGTGCTGTTGATTCTTTGAATTGCTTGTTTCAAAGCCTCTTGTTTGTTTTTGAACCAACTTTGTCTTGGTTGCATCAACGTACCATATTTTAATTTTTCACTTAATTCAGGATCTGGAACGTGATTTTCTAATTCATCGTAACCAATTAAACTGTTGAACCAAACAGTTTCAATGTCTGTTGGGATTTTGCTAGACGCTAAATTTTCAGTTACTATTGCATACTCTTCGTGAATATCATTATTTGTGGCTGTGTTAATCAACCTAAAGTTTATTACAGCATCTTTATCACTTATTAATCCGCCACAATTTACAATGGCAAATTTATTTGAACCAAATATCGTTACATATTTGTATCCTTGAGATCTTGGATCTTTAATTAATTTTGACACGCCATTTGCAGATAAAGTTCTACCTTCAATCTGCGGAATCGATGTTTTATCTTTTACCCAGTAAAAATAAACATTTGTAAACACACCTGCAACTTGATCATATTGTTTTTTCAACACAAAGTTATTAGTGTTTGAAACTGTGCCTGTTATACCTAAAGATAAACCTTCTGGACTTGCACTTAAAGTATTCCATTGAGTAGGCGTGTATTTTGATTGCGTCCATTCATGTATATCTATTGTTGCTCCTGGAAACAATTTATTCCAGTAAGCATTATTGAAAATTATATTACTTTGATAAGGATAATAGTATTGTGCTTTGCTTATATCCCACCATAATCTTCCTACCTGGGTGTGGTCCCAATGATTCAAATCATCTTGTTTTGTGGAGCCTGATTGATTGTAATATGCTGGATCATATTTTGTTTTGTAGAAAATTTCTTCTTCTGCTGGCCCTGGTATTTTTCCAAAGATCGGATCAATATAATCTAGATTTGCCAAAACTTTTTTAGTTTTTTTGTTGTATAAGAATACACTTTTAATTTTTGTTAAATCAGGTTGTTCTATTCCACCAACAGTTTCATGTACACTTGTCCAGTTATTTGCATCTTGAGATCTACGGAAGTCAATAGTTGTACCTACTTCTTCATCTATTAATTGTAGATTAGGCATTCCAACATAAACGTGGTTTACATTTACTAACAAATTAGAACCAAATTGCTGTATGCTTGTATCTGCATAAGTGAATTTTTCTGCATACAATAATGTGTTATCAAATTTTTCATAAATGTGAATTGTACCTGTGTCTTGTACAATTTTTGTGAATGACGTCATTTCATTATCGAAACTTGTTGTGCCACTATCAAAAGCAGTGTTAATTGTCATGTCACCTTTTAAACTTGTTACAGCAAGAATATCTCCACTGAAAGATAAAGCATATCCAAAGTTTTCACTTACTTCTTTAGCAGGACTTGTTAAAGTTTGTACTAGTGAATATAGACCTGAATCATCTGTTGCTTTCTTGTAAACATAAACAGCACCCATATCTATATCAGTAAAGTCTTTTAGAGGAGATCCAATAGCAATTAATTCACCATCACCACTGATACTGATATCAGCACCAAAATTAATTGTAGGTCCTGAATCATCTGGTGCAGTTATTGTTTGTTTGTATGTGTAATGATTGTCATGCAATCTGTAAACAATTATTTTTTGACTGTCATTTGAATACAATACATTTGCAATAATATTGTTTCCATTTGTGTCAATGTCAAATCTATTTCCAAACTGAACCATGCTGTTTTGATCCAAAGTACTATCATTCTCTAATTCAACTCCAGAATCATTTGGAATGTAGCCTAAGAAATCTGTGTGCGTATTCTGTAGTTGCCAATTTGCTGTGTCAAACGCACCAGCAATCATATTAGTTGTTGCTTTGTACAATTGATTGTTATACACAACTAGTTCACCTGTTTGATAAGCCACTGTGTTTTCAAATACGCCTCTGTATTGAGGATCAATACCTAACCACCAATTTTTAGTAGCACTGTTTTCTATGAAATAAATTTTGCCTGGTAAATTTGTTGTGCCGTCACCTTCTGCACCAATGTACGCAACAGTTTCACTGCCCACTGTTCTAATTTTAATCCTAGAACCAAATCTTAATCCAGTGGCGGCGTCAGGTATGCTGTAACCACCTGCAAAACTAAATTGTCCACTAGTTTCTTTTTTGTACACAAGGAAACAACCTTGGTTAGTGAACGCACTCTGTACACCTTCGCCTATTGGAATGTTGTAAACTTGTATCCAATCTCTATTGGCACTGCTTGGTGTGTTTGCAGAAACATTAATACCGTCCAATGTTTGTTCGTCCCAAGTCCAATACTCGATATCTCTTCCAAAGTATTCTGTGATTGTGCCTGAGAAGTTGATCGGTGCTGTGTGTTCAAACACTAATAAATTACCAATAACTCCCGGAGGCTGATTACTGTCTGTGAATGCTGTTTGCTCAATGTTACCTAATAATCTATTTGGTGTGCCTAATACTGTGATTGTTCCGTTGAAGCCGGCATTAGAACCTTGCACAAATGGCATACCATTACCTGATAAATTTTTAATCCATAATCTGTATCTTTGCAAGCCTGTGTATTGTATTGCCGCCACTGTGCCTTCTCCGCCGAAGCCTGCTGTTTGTGTGTAAGTGGTATCACATCTTACAACGTCACCAACTGTTGGCACATAGAAGTTTGCGTTATTGTCCGGTTGGGAATCAACATCAACATATCCTTCCCAAACATCATTGATTGTTTTTAATCCGTTTGTGTCAGCATTAGAAATATTCAATCCTGGGAAAGTGTATCTATTGTTTGACACAGTGTTGAACCAAACATTGATCTGATCACCTGCCTGTTTGCCCATTGCATGATAACTTGTTTGAGCATCTGTTCTTATAAAATACTTGTTGCTTAACACATTGACTGGCGAACTGTTTGCCTGCCAACTGTTTGTGCTTTGATCCACATAGTAACTTTGTGAATAAGACAGCATACCGAACTCAGCATTATAAACTGGACCTTGCGGACTGATAGGCATCCATGGCATCTCTATTGAGTTATTGAAATGGCTGATCGTTCTTGTGATACCTTGTCTCACAATGTCATATATCACCAAGTGGTTTGATGTGTCTGCACCTAAATCTGTTGAAACTGCTGTGGGGAAGTCAACTCTCCACCAGCCGCCTAGGTGATTGTAATCTTCTGTGATCACTCTGTCATAGGCACCTATTTCCAAATTGCCAAAGTTGATCGAGTCTGAAGTAGAAAATACACCTTGCACATCTTTCAAATAGATAAGAGTTTTTGTTCCAACTTTGTTTACATAAACCACTGTTCCTTGTGCTGTATCTGTTGTAAGCACATTACCAACCACAGGATCAGTCAATGTTATATCAACTTTAAGAATTTCATCAATTTTTTCAACAATAGGTATTGCTTGTCCTGTGAATATTTCATTGCTTATTGTTGATACATTAATATTTTCTCCAAACGGTCCTTTTGGATCCTTTTGATAATTGTTTCTGTCTTGGTTATAATCTGATGTGAAACCTAAATAATCTAGATATAACTTGTCACCAATTTTTGTGCCGTTGTATTGATCAGCACTTGCTCTGATCAAAAGGTGATTTGTTGTTGTGCCTGTGTGTACATAATCACCTATTAACATATTAGTGATTGCTGAGCCTGTTGCTTCGTTGTATAAACCTGCGGCATCAAAAGTTGTAAAATCTACTGAAGGATCTGCACCAATAATTTGATTAGTTGCTCTCCATAATTGTTTTTTGTATTGAACAATATTTCCTGTTGCATAATTTTGTGTGTCAACAAATTGTCCTTTGTATTCTGTTTTTAGATTGCTGGCATCTGGAGCACCAACTAAAATGTAATCACCTTCTGGTGAAATTTCAATTGCTTGTCCAAATTTACTGTTTGAACCAAATAAATCTGTCTGCTGATAGATAGGATCGATAGTTGGTGATTGAATTACTTGTATCAGTCTTAGTGTAGCACTTTCCGTTCCTCTACTGAACACATAAATTTGTCCATCATTTTCATCTGGTTGTCCTACTAGTAGTATTGTGTTATTTTTGTTTGCTGATAATACTTGTCCAAAACTTACATCACCTGAATCTGTTGTTGAACTCACTGTGTCATGCTGTTTGAAAACAAATTTATTGTTTACAATTTTCCATTTACCATCATTACTTTGATCTACCCAGAATTTTTCATCATCTTTTAATCCTTGATCAACAATTCTTTGATTTATTTCTGCAATGTCAGACACACGACTTGTAACAAGTCTTCTTACAAATCCTACTGCTGTTGTGATAGATTGGAATCCTGTTTTGGGTTCGCACACAATTTGATTTAAAGATACTGAACTACATTTTAACACATAATCAGAACCATTTGCATTCACAACAAAAATTTCTCCAACTGCCATTTCAGCATTGTTTAAAGTGGTCACTGTGATTCCATTAGGACCTGCAACAACACTTGTGATTGTTTGATTAGTGTTTGAATATCTAAACACATTCCATGAATTGTTGTAGTTTCCTACCCAAACATATTGTCCGTCTTTTAATGTTGTTAAAGTTGTGCTTGTCAATAAATCATCATAACTGCCAACTGTAACAGATATGTCAATTGGATTTACTGGTCCTGCAGTTTTGATGTATGTGTTTTTGTCATATTTTATAGGAAACGGATTGTGTGTGTAATTTTCAGGTTTTAGATACACCTCACCTGATTGTATTCTGTACACTAGATCTGTTTCTGCTCCTGTGCCTGAATCTGTTAATTCGACTGGTTGAGGATTCAATCTTAATTTGGATTCATCCAGTACATATTCTATTTCATCGAAAGTATCCGAAGCACCATATTGTCCTTTACGTATGCCCCACTCTTCATAGAAATCAACACTTTCTTTGTCCGCACTTGCTAAAGCGTCAAACAATTTGCTTAATGCATTTGATGTTCCTTTTTCTCTAATGTAACCTTGATAAAATTTGTATTGAGCAACATCATCATTTATGATATTTCTTAAGTACTCTCTTGGTTGATAACCAATCAAGTGTTGTGCCATTCTTTGTTGGTCACTATCAAAGTTGTCTGTATCTAAATCGTAAAAGTCAGCAAACTGGTTTGCTTTGTAATCAAAGTTTGCATACAGAGAAGGTTGTGGGCGGTTGTCTAATCTACGCCAGTCTTCTTCATTAAATTTTTCTACTGCTTTTAATTTACTATTTGCTGTGTAATAAAATTGTTTGTGTTTGACCACATCACTCATAGCATATTTTGTAAATGGTGCCCATTCTTGTATTTTCGCTTCATCAAATATAAAGCCTGGAGATACTCCACTGCCGTCCCACTCAGTCAAGTATCCTAATACTTTGATTCTATCTTGTTTGTAACCACTTGCAGGATCAAAAATTAAGTCATTGAAAGTTGTTGTGTTATCTATGACACAAACGTTTTCTTTTTGCACAACAGGAATCTTGCAGAAATATATTCCGTTTATAGTGCCTTTTAGCAGTAATTCAAATACATTTCTATCCCTTGTAACACGCACAAAGTTTTTGTCTAAATTGTTTCCGTCTTCTTTTAACACGCCGTAAGAATAAAAATTATCCAACACATTATCAGTGGTTGCATTTGGAGTTTCTAAAACTAATCTCTCTGCAGATGGACTCAAACTAATCACACTGCCGGCGTCCCAATTTTGTGTAGTCCAGTATAAAAATTCACGCACTGACAATTGCCAGTTAGAAACTTTTTCTAAACTCTTTTCAAAATCATTAAATTTAAAACCTTTAGATTTCAGATATTCTCCATATCCTAAAATTACATCAACCACTTCTTGAACAGTTTCGTAGGTTGTGCCATATGCAACTGTTGAAACATCTGTGCTGAATTGTTTTCTTAGTTGTGCAACTGCTCCTCCTTCGATAGGCAATTCAACAAGTTTTACAAATTTTGATAAGTCGAAAGTGCTTTCTGAAACGTGTTGCGTTTCTACTGCATAAAATTCATTGGCATATTTTACATATTGTCCAACATCATATCTTTTGTTTTCTGCCCAATTCACATAAGACGCACTCACTCCTCCAACATTAATTGTTGGATCTGCAGTGATTGGAATTGGAGCGTAATATTTTATCACAGGATTATTTTTATCATAACCTTTTACAAGGTATCCTGATGTAGACTTTTCTATTATTAAAGCACTGTAAGTGATAAGTTCAACAGCAGAACTTGTATTGTAAATTAATTTGTAATTTTCTTCAGGTACAAAAATGTTGGCAGTGTTTGTAGGAGACTTGCTGTCTAACACTAATTTGAATTTGTCCTTGTTACTGTATCCTCTGATTTTGAATCCTATTTGTGCTTTAATATTTTTAATTTTTGCTTTGTAATCTGAGTAACTGTTTATTAAATTTACTTCAACAAAATCATATATGTAGTTTACAAGTCCCGCAGTTAAGACTGTTGTTTTTTCTGATACAGCACTTGGAAACACCAAAGCGGAAGGTTGTAATCTTAGACCAGTTGAATAAACAATTTGTCCTGCATCATTTCTTTTTACTCTGCTTGTATCCCAACCTATACCAATTACTTTTGCTGGTTGGTGCAGTAAAAATGCTTTTAATATTGCAAAAGGATAATCTGAACTTCTTCTCCAAGCAGTTTCTACTGGACTGTGATCTCCAAATGCATACTTGGATTTGGTTAAATTTAAAACAACCTCTCTTGCATATCCACTTTCAAAAGGACTTCTTATTGTGCCTGTGCTTGTAACAGGAATATAAGAAGTTAAGTTAGGTCTTTTGTATTTGTCTAGTACAAAAATCTTTTTGTTAGGTTCTCTAACAATGCCTGCTTCCATGTCTTTCCATAACACAAGATTTTCTTTTGTGTACGGAGCAGGACCGTAAGTGGTTTCCCACCATGTTGGTTTTTCTGTGAAACCTATTATTTCCCATGGAGTGATATTTGGTCTGTCTGTGCCAAGTAAATTTTTGTATATGCCTCTCCAGTGTCCTAATAATTTTTCACCTGTTGGTGACACAGCATTAGAATAATTCCAAGTTAAACTGTTTGAATCTTGTTGATACGTGTTTGCTGTATAATCTTCATTACCAATAAATGTTGCCCATTCATTATAATTTTGTAACAATACAATGTTTATTGAATCATGATTAAACAAGTTTGTTCTGCCTGCTTTAGGAACAAAAGCATTGTAGTCTAACAAATCACTGTTGTAAGTTGTCTTAATATTATTGTAAATTCTTTTTTCTAATTCTAGTATTAAATCATCTCTGTAATCACCGTATGCTTTTGTAATACTACCGTCGTGTCCTTGTATAACATCTACAGGAGTGACTAAAGTTGTATCGCTGTATTTTTGTGGAATATATTTTGGATATAAACCTAATTTTGTTGGCGTTGCTGGAATGTGAGATCCATTTGATGTGTCAAACTCTCTGATAACAATTTCATCATCAAGTGTAAGTGTTTTGGTTACATTCACAAATCCATTTGTAAAAACATAATCTTGTCCGTGTAAAAGTTGTTCACCATTGTGGTACACGTTTACTGCTTGAATTGATAAACTGTTTAAATCAAAGTTTGTTGATATTGCATAGAATTGACTGTTTGTGTCTAATACTTTGTGAGTAGTTGATTTAAATGCACCAATACCCAACATATCTGTTTGAAAAAATGCAGATGATTCTGTGTAATTTTTATTAATTGCTTCTAAAACTTTGTCTACTGCAACATCCACATTGCCATCAAAACCTAAGTTTGTTGCTTTTTCAACAAATGCCCTTTTGAATCTTAAGTATGCTTCTTGACTGTATGAAATTGAATTTACTACGTGAATATCTTTTCTTAACAAAGTGTACATTGCAAGACTGAGTGGTCCTGAATGCTGTAAAAATTTTCTACCAAATTTAGTTGCATTTGGAAAATCTCTTAAATTACTTGCACCTGGAGTAACTCCTTCAATGCCTGTAAGTTCATTTGTGATCGTTTTCACATGGTCAGTTACTTGTCCAAGAGTAAAAGATGAAATATTATCATTTAGTGTGTTACTTTCTAAATTGTTAGGAAATTCATAATGTCCATTTGCATTTTTAATTGAAGCACTAGAAGTTTTAATAACAACCACATCACCCACTGTTAATGCTTGACTGAAATTAATGTAAGCAACAGAATTAATTCTGTTGATTGTGTAATCTGTAAGTTCTCTTTTAATTTGACTGTTTACAAAAACTTTGACACTCAAATCATTCAGGTCTCCGCTTTTATCATACACATCAACAGCAAAGTCGTTTGTTTGTGTTTCAGTGACATCGTATAATCTTTCAACTCTTTGATAACTTTCAGTGTCTGCTTTTTCCCAACCATTTTGTAAACTGTTTGTTGTTCTATCAGTAAATTTTTTCAAAAATGCTGTATCAGTGTTTACAGTTGTTTGAGTATCGTCTCCATACACAAAACTATCATTTACTAGATTAAAATCAAAAGTGATATCACCAATGTTGTTTACATTAAGATACTTTATTGGAAATCCTAATTCAGGATCGTTTGCTCCTACACCCTCTTGGTAACTGAAAACTTTAGTTCCCCTAAAACTTGAGTTGCTGTAATTTGTAGAATCTGTGTAACTTATTCCAGTTTCATCAAACAGTTCAAACATTGGCGCTTGGTTGACTGTTGTTTTTTCTTGTGTAAGTTGCCAAGTTGTTCCGTCGAACCAATAAATTTTACCTTGATTTTTTGTACCTTGGGTAACAAGCACAGTTTCATTTTCTAAACTTGTTGCATCTGTGACTTCAACTAAACTGATTTGTCTTGTTGTTGTATTGTTTTGCGTAAAATTTAAAAATTTAACCTCATAAATTTTGTTTTTCACAAGCGGATCTGTATCTGCTGTGAACATTACTTTCATTCCATTTGTGAGTTCTACGCCATCTATGTAATATCCCACTGCTCCTTCAACATCGCTCATTGCGTCTGTTGTTACAGTATCAATCAAATTTATGTTACCTTTACTTGATGTTCCAAAGTTGTATAACTTTAATCCTGCTTCAAATTCTATAATTGGTCTTCTTGCTCTTAAAGATTGATCAACATTAGCAATCTGACCATTTGCTTTTGCACTGGCTTCAATTACAGACTTGTGAATCCATCTGTTGTGTCTACTCCAAGGATTTCTATCCGGAGATGCTTTGTTAATCACAACATAGTCTTTATTCAACGCATAAGATGTCGCTGTACCAAAGCCTACAGTATCAAATTGTGTTGTATCAAAAGGCACTGGAGTATTTTCTGTGTAAGAACTTACCACTTCTAAATTTTGTACATTTATCAATTGTATTGCATCACCAACTCCTTCAACATAATATTCTCCTTCTGCGTATTCAGTTGGAGTAATTGTGCCTTTGAAATTAATTTTCATTCCATTAGACAATTCAGTGCCGTCGGATAATGTATAAGATTTTTTACCTATTAATTCTTTTGCAACATCTAGTTCACTGTTTTCTTCTATTGTGTAGATTTGTATTAAACCCCAAGCATTAATGTCATTGTTTGCGCCATAATACAATTTGTCTGGTGCTGTGTCTGAAACTGTGAATTCAACAATGCCTTTTTCAACTTTTTGTTGACTTACACCAACATTGTATATGAAATCATCGCTTAAACTTCTTGCAGTCTTAATTGTAAAAGGAAGACCTTGTGCTGATATATCAAATTTGTATGTTTGTCCTTTGTATAATTTCAAAGTTGGATTTACAGTTTTACCATCTGGTGTAAAAATATAAGCATAGTTGTCACCTTGGTCACTTTTTGTTACTGTGTATGTGCTGACTACTGATCTTTGTTGTCCTGTAACTGTAACAGTAGATGCTCCATACGGTAGCCAAAAATATTCTCTGTAATTTACAAATTTGTCCCAATTAATTTTTGGAGACCATGTGTAATATTCCTGTGCATTCAAATTGGAATGATCATCAGCATAGCCGTTTAAATTTTTAATTTGATTTACATAGTCAACATAATCTTTGAAAAAATTAACATTGCCTAGTTCATCTGTTTCTGTAATTGCTGGTTCAAATTGATAGTTTTGTCTATCTGAATTGATATCCTGCACATAAAAATCATCTGATTTGTAAGATTGTGTATTTTTTCTACCATAGTAAGCAGAAATTTTTTCCAGTGTTCCGCTGGAAATCATTTGATCTAGTGTTGCATTTAAAAATTTTTGATTGGCAGAAGTTCTAAAATATTTAGGTAGAAACTCTGCAGATTTTCTTCTGTTAGATTCAGACCCTACTGGTACTGGAAATTCTTTCTCTTTGTCGTAAGCCATTAATATCCACTGCCTCCTCCACTAGAGCCTCCTGAACTAGAACTCGACGAACCTGTTGCACTCGAACTAGAAGCAAGTGTACCACTCAATGAAGATGACGTAGAAGTAGAACTTGTAGTCACTGTGCCAGTGGCTTTGATTTGTGCGGCGGTGACCGCATCTATAATTTCAATATCTGAAACTTTTGCTCCACTGATGAAAATTTCATCGCTTTCAGAACTTATTTCAAATAAACTTCCAAAACTTTGATTGCCTGCTTTAGGCACAATTATAAAATTTGAAATGTCTGGTGCTAATTCTAAAGTTACAAAAGTCGATAGTTCTGTAAAGTAAAAACTATCTCCAAAGTCCCAATTTTCCAGAGCGAAAAATTCATTTATTGCAGAAATCACTCTACTCTTAATATCTGCATCGTTTGTAACCTCATCACTGTTTTTAACAATTTTGAAAGTTGCTTGTAGATCAGCATCGGCATTCTCGCCAAATAAAACCTTGTACTTTACAGGATGATATATTAATGTGTCACTGATCGATTTCATTGTTGCCAATGCAGAGTTAAAATTATTATACAAAGAATCACTACTTGGTAACAGAGGTTTGTTAGCAGTAGCACCTGCTAACCACTGTCTAAAATCGATATCATAAGTTCTTGTTAAAACATACATATCTATAATGTTTGTTACACTAGGATCTAATCTTGTATTTCCATCAACTGTGTGTACGTATTGGAATTTGACTTTGTCCCTTCCTAAATGAGCAATATAATTTGTTTCTTCTGATGTTGTGTTAGTCGTTGTGTTCACTTTTTTGAATGAATTTGTATCAACAATGTAAACTATTGAACCATCGACATAATCGCCTATTGCACCAACTGAACTTTGTCTTACATAAATCATTTCTTCTGTTGCATCAACATAAGCATATCTTTGAGTTCCGTTTTGACCGTCAATTAATTTTTGGAAAATATATTTTGATGTGGGATTCACAGTAGGAGCAACCACGTCGTTGAATGCATCTGGATTATCAACTATCCCGTCTTGGTCACTATCAAAGTGTGTTAATTCAAGTTTAGAACTGTCTATATAACCTTGTGCTGTTCTAAATTCTGTTGCAACACTAAAATCGATATCATTAGTAAATGCAGTTGTTGTGTCTGGTTTTGTGTTAAAAGATAAAACAGATATTCTATCTTGTAAAGTTTTTCCTGTTACTATGTTGAAATTTCTATCTACGCTGTCATAGAAAAATCTAACTTCTCTTTTACTTTCAAATACATAACGCAATGATCTTGTTGTCATTGTGTATGTTGCACCATTGTTAGTAAAACGTAAAATCCAACTTGAATCTAATTGTTGATTTGTAACGTCACCAGTTTTACCTGTGCTGAAAGCACCGTACACATTTAAATTATTTTCATCAATCACTTGCCATGATCTTGTTGCAACATCATATCTTAATCCAAAATTATTGTAAGCAAAAGTCTGATCAATAATTAAAGTTTTAATATCATTTGCAATTTGTTTAGAAAACTTTGGAAGTATTTGAGTTGCCACAGCATCACTTGGCACCACATCATTAAATTGTATTGGGCCTAATCCTGTTCCTGGGTCTGTTGCGCCATCGTTGTAAACACTTACAACAGCAGTCCATATGTAAGTTTTAGAACCTAAATGATCAGCCGCACCAGACATCAATGAACCGTCTGCCATAAAATGTTTGCCTGCTGGTGCTTCAAATTTTATCATTGCACCTGGTTCAATGTATTTCAATTGACTTGCTGTAAATTGACCTACTTGATAATCAACTGCTGAAACGGAATCCTTCAATTTACCTGTGGAAGAATTAGTGTCTTTGCTTGATTGCACCCAGGTTGCATTTAAATCAGTCAATAATATTTTTGGAAATTTTTCTATGTAATAGTTTCTAACATTTTTATTAGCCAACATAGGTTCAATTTTGTTAATGATTACTGCTTCAATATCTGTTTGCGTGGTAAAATCAAAATTGTCTACAGTTTCATTTTCTTCTTTGTAGATCACACCATCATTACCAAACAAATTTGTATTACTGTATTTTCCTGTTGCATCAATCAAATCAAAATATCTTGATATGCCACTTGCTGTTCTGTTGATTGCTTTTACTTTTATAATTTCTTGATTAGTTCCTAAAGGGGCAACATTATAATCTTCAGCAGTAACCATTCTGCCCTGTGTGTAATAGGTTGCAGGTGCATTTGTTTTAATGTTGCTTGTTGATTCTGAAGTTGTTGCATTGTCAACTGTGTACTGAAGACCTAAAGTTAACGTGATTGTTTCAGTTTGATTATTTTTTGAAACATAATCAATATCAACAGCAATATTCTGCATATCATCGGGAGTCATTCTGATGTTTTGATTTGCACTTGTTCTGTAGTACACTCTAAATTTTCCTTGTGGCAGATTTCCAAACACACCATCAGCAAATTTTAATTGTATTCTATCTTCGGCTTTACTTAAAACTGTGTAAATGTCTTTGATTGATTTTACAGTTGAATTGAAAATTACATTGTTACCAACAACACTTTCAACTTTTGTCCATAAAGTATCTTCTGTACCTTGTTCATTTAAAGAATATAACCAAACGTCTGTGTTGTTTATGTTTCTAGCATCTATCGAAACTGATTCATTGTTTGAAGGATTTGTAATAGTGAAATCACCTTGATCAAGCACTCCTTGTCTAAAGTGACAGAAAAATCCTGTGTTAGGACTAGAATTACCTTTACCATCATCACGATGCACAAAACTTAAAGGATTGCCAACTTGAGGTGCTTCTTCTTCCAAACTGTCTTCAGCAAAAGTTGTTGATACAATTTCAAAATCGAAACTTTGTCCATTCACACTTTTACTGAAAGCATACACAGGTGTATCTATAGTGGCTGTGTTGAATCTATACTGAGCAGTTGGAATTGAATCAATTGTGTCGGACTTAATTGGTTTTCCAAATTTTTCATTTTCTCCTAATCCAGCATTGATCACTTTTATAAATTGTTCATACCAGTTTGCATTTCCTGAATCATTCCAAGACACTGTTTGATTTGCAAGATTTAAATTGTTGCTGTCGATTATATTTTCTGTTGTGGAAATACTTGTAATTTTCAGTAAACCGTTTCCTGTTTGGTTTCTTGTTACATTGTAACTGATTAATCTTGCTAGACGCAGAACACTCTCACGTCTATTTGCTAAATCAATAAAATTTTCTCTTGCATTGAGATCAATTCTAAATGAAACATTTTGCCCTAAGAATGCAATTAAATCTATTAGTGCAAGATATTCTGACGATTCAATGTAATCATTAAAATCTTCAGGATAGTTTGATCTAATGTACTGGATCATTGTTCTACGGATAGTGTCAAAGTCGTAACTTTTGAATTCTGCATTTTTATAAGATTGGTAGATTCTAGTCCAATCTTCTGCTAACAATAATCTGTTTTGTCTATCTGTAGATGCCATGATGTCCTTTTGTAATATCAGTATTTATTGAATGACATAAACTACGCATTTAATTTAGTAATCCGTTGTTTTGGTCAAAAGTTAATTTTAATCTTTCAGAAATATTGTATTGGATATATTCAAGTTCAACTTCTATTTGAATACCTGATTCAAATGGAGTAATAACAATAGCATTTGCTCTAATTCTAGGGTCTGCATCTATTATTTCTTCTACATTTCTTTTTAATGCTTGTTCTACTTCTGCTGTAAGAGGATCATACAAGATATCCCATATAATTGTGCCAAATTCAGGATTTTCCAATTTTTCTCCCTGTCTAATATGGAAATGATTCAACAAATCTTGCTTGATAAGTCCCATATCATACAAAGCAAAAGATGAATTTGCTTCGTTGACAGTGCTTATACCTCTGTACATTTTTTGACTCGGCGTTTGCTCCTTGAATTCTTTACCTGCTATTGTAACTTCTTTATATAATTTTTTCTCTGCCATAACAATATTTACTTTATTTTTAACCCCCTATTATAACTTTCCCTGATCCAGATGTCATTGCACCTGCATCAGCACTATCACCTACTCTGGCCACAGGTGAATTAACAATTATTACCTTTGAACTGCCCACATTGACATTTGCCACGTGATCTGGACAAGGCGGGTTGGGTGGATTAGGATGTGCAACAGTAGGATCACCTACTCTAGCCACTAATTTATTTTCCACATAAACTTTTGATTGTGTTGGAGTATCAAGCACTGTTGAACCAACGCAACCATGTCCTGTGGATAATGAATCACCTTCTCTACTTGTTTCTGGCATTATGTCCTCACGTTTTTAAATGTGTCTGGAATATTGATTGGTTCTGCAACTACAATATCTTCCTGCTCACTTCTGTCTGTTTTAATTAAAGCCACCGCCATTGGATCATAGTTTTCATGATGACTCCAAGGTTCGTGTTGTGGCACACGTTTCATAATGGTCGGATTTGCTTCGCCTGGAAGGCTCCAAGTCGCTAAAGGCGACACCGGCGTTGCGACAGCAATGCCATTGGCTATGTTCACTAATCCACCAACATCTAAATTTATGTTACCACCAGCATAATGGCTTGTATTGCCAGTTGTAATTGTTTGTTGTCCTGTAACTTCCACTGTTTGTGCACCAGACACAAGAACATTGTGCGTGGTTGATTCTTGATTCACTGTGGCACTTTTTAGATTGATATCTCTTCCTGCTTGTAAATTAAAATCTCTGTCTGTTTTAAAATTAAAATCACCTTTGCTGTGAACACTCACACTGTCTTCTGCAAAGAAATCTATCTTGCCATTTGCAGTCATCTCAATCCATGCTGTGCCATTTGCGTTGGCAATGTACACAAGGTCTTCTGAATTGTGCAACAATATTTGATGACCTGTACGTGTTCTAATTCTAAATAATTCATTGTGTGGCACACTGACATCTTTTTCTGCACCAGCATATGTTTCTTCATCCATTGATTCAATATTAACATATTCATATGCTCCTTGAGATGCTTTGGTTTTTCTAACAAATTTGTCATCACCGTCATCCATCACAAAACTTGTACCACCCATTCTTGCATTTTTACTGGACTGCTGTCTGTTGCTGTATGCTTTGTCTAAAGGTCCAGGTGTGTTTATGCCAAACACCGCACTTGGCACTTCACGTCTTGCACTAGATGTGGTCAATCCTCTGGTTTCATCTTCCAATAAACCTTGAGTTTCTAGCACTTCTTTTGCTTTGGTGTGAATCGGCTTAGGCACCGATAGTGGTTTTGTTACAGGATGTTCCAGATGTCTACTTTTGTTTTGTTCTCCCACAGGTAATTTTTTTCCAATCAAGTCAGGGTCTTCTGTGTCAGTGTTCGTGATTGCTGGTGTTGAACCAGGTATCTGCATGTTCATCAGTGCCTGTGGCACACAGCCGATCCAGAATGCTTTGTTGATGTTGCCTTCCACAAACATAACCAACACACGATTGCCCACATCAGGTGGAACAAACCACATACCGTAACTCTGTTGACTGTCCCTGAAGTCTGGGTTTGAATTGATATCTGCAATATTAGTTGTGCCATAGAATGGATGCAGATACTGACAAGTGACCACTTGCTTTGTGGGGCTGGTCACTCCGTTGTCTAGAGTTTTTAAAATTTCAACCTGTATGGATCCTGA